GTGAATACCAGTGTAGACCTATGCAATAATCGTGCCAACTCTGCCTCCTTTGGGTTGCATGTGTGGTCTTGTGTGGTCCAATCGCCATTGTTTACCCGTGACCACATGGGGGGACCCCTTAAAGAGCAATAGCTATTGTATATAAACCCTCAGGACCACATGAGAAGCAATTCGGACTATGTTGCAAAAGTGTCACAAAAGAGTAAAAAGATTATATAAATATTAAAAAGAAGCTAGTTTTAGCTTGACTTTGCTCAGAATCGCGGTATGTACCTAAGAAGTTAAAAAAAACTTCACTGGCCCCATTGACTTAAGAATGAAAATATGCTACAATATACTTATATTGAGTTACTTAAGTACACTTAAATACAAAAGTGGTTAACTTTAAGTGTTTAACATTTAAGTTTATAACTTGTACTACTCACTTAAGTACACTTAAGTAATTGATTTGTCTTCCTATCTTTATCAACTTAGTTGAAAGACGGGTTAAAGCAAAAAGGAATAAATATTTATGTCTTCTTCTAAAGAAGAGCCAGTTAAGAAAAAGAAAAGAGGTAATCCAGCTTTATATAAAGGGATGCCTCCCTTAAATCCAAATGGTCGTACTAAAGGTTCCCTAAATAAGTTTACTAAGTTATCTAGGGAATTGATGTCTAACAAAGGTCCCGAAATAGTCCAGAAAGTAATTGATATGGCACTTGAGGGAGATAGGCATTGTCTTAAAATGTGTATGGATCGTATCATACCAACAAGCAAGGCAGTCGAAATTACACATGACCATCAGGACTTAGGTATTAACATCATAGTCGAAGGTGTTAAGGCAATCGAAAGAGAAGAGGAAGAAGACTACAAGACAATAGAAGCTGAGTACACAGAAGAAAAGTAATGGCAGAACTTAAAGTCACATTACATGATGCTCAGATGGAAATATTTAAGTCACCCAAGAGATTTAAAGTTGCCTCTTGTGGTAGAAGATTTGGTAAAAGTTACTTAGCAGCATGGGTGTTAATTATTAAAGCACTCCAAAGTAACTCTAAAGATGTATTTTATGTAGCACCTACGTTTCAACAAGCTAAGGATATTCTTTGGTCTATATTGAAGGAAGTAGGTAAAGATGTCATTAAATCAGCACACGAAAATACTGCGACACTTACTCTGGTTAATGACAGAAAAATTTATCTCAAGGGTTCGGACCGTCCCGATACTCTTAGGGGTGTGGGTCTTGCTTATGTTGTTATGGACGAGTACGCTTCAATGAAGCAAGAGGTCTGGGAGATGATCCTAAGACCAACCTTAGCAGACGTAAAAGGTGAAGCTTTATTTATAGGGACACCAGCAGGAAAAAATCACTTCTACGATCTTTGGGTAGATGCACAAAAAGAGGAAAACAAACATGATTGGGATGCTTTTCAGTTTAATTCTACCGATAATACTTTTCTAGACCCAGTAGAAATAGAAGCAGCCAAGCGTACCATGAGTACTCAGGCTTTTAGACAGGAATTTGAAGCTACCTTTGAAAATTTCTCAGGTGGTATATTTAAAGAGGAGTGGATTAAATATGTTGATGATGATGAGTTCGATAGTATCAAAAGTCAAAAGCATGGTCATTACGTCATATCAGTCGATCCGGCAGGGTTTGAAAAATCTAATAAAGAAAGAGGATTAAAGTCCTCTAAGCTTGACGAAACAGCAATTTCTATTGTTAAGATTGCAGGGGATGAGTGGTTAGTAAAAGATATTCTACACGGAAGATGGGGTATCAAAGAGACAGCACAAAAGATTTTATACGCAGCAGAAGATGTCGAAGCAACTACAGTAGGTATTGAATCAGGTGCGTTAAAAAATGCCATAATGCCTTATCTTGAGGACGAAATGAGAAGTCAAAGTAGGTGGATAAACATAACAGATGTTAGCCACGGTGGTAAAAAAAAGCAAGATAGGATAGTTTGGGCTTTACAAGGACGTATGGAACATGGTAAAATAAAGCTAAGGAAAGCAGATTGGAATCATCACTTCATAACTCAGATGTTAGATTTCCCTAGCCATTTAGCACATGATGACTTACTTGACTCACTAGCCTACATAGACCAAGTATCTGTAGCAGATTTTGCACAGTCAATAGAATTAGAAGAATGGGAACCATTAGACGATGTCGCTGGATACTAAATTAGCATATAACGATCCTCAAGCTTCTTTAAGTTCTTGGGTTGTAGATAAAGTTACACAGTGGGAAGACCACAGAAATACTAATTATCTTACCAAATGGGATGAATATTATCGTATATGGCGTGGTATTTGGGCTTCTGAAGATAAAACAAGATCATCTGAAAACTCAAGATTAGTTGCTCCTGCAACACAACAGGCCATTGAAGCTACTGTAGCAGAGCTAGAAGAAGCCATATTTGGCGGTGATAAGTTCTTTGATATACGTGACGATGTTAACGATCAAGACTCAACGGACATTAAAGTAGTTCGTATGAACCTTCAAGAAGACTTTGACAGAGCTAAAGTAAAAGATGCTATTGTCGAAGCATTGTTAAATGCAGCTATATATGGCACAGGTGTAGCAAAAATAAGTGTGGACGAAGAAGTAGGAAAGAAACTAGGTGAGTCTGCAATACCTGATACTCTTACTACGGACACTGTAGTATACGAAGAAGACATGACTACAGTTCGTATTGATCCTTTGACTCCTAAAGAGTTTGCTATTGATCCATCAGCTACTTCTATAGATGAAGCCCTAGGTGTTGCTCAAGTAGTGATTAAACCTAAGTACGAAATAATAGAAGGTATGAGGGACGGAATATACGAAGACAAGCCTATAGGAAGTTACGATAAAGCAGACTTAGGGTTTGACGAAGAAAACGATTCAAGATCAGACGATGACGATAAAGTAAAGATTACTGAGTACTGGGGAAGAGTGCCTAAGAAATATTTAAACGGAGGCCAAGGTTCCCTAGACGATCAGTTTGACTATGATGAAGATGAGCTTGTAGAAGCCGTAGTCATCATAGCAAACGATTATGCTGTTCTCAAAGCTACAGAAAATCCATACCTCATGGGTGATCGTCCTTTTGTTTCATTTCAAATGGACAGAGTGCCTAATAAATTCTGGGGTAGAGGAATAGCAGAGAAGGGCTACAATCCACAAAAGGCACTTGATGCAGAGTTACGTGCTCGTATAGACGCACTTGCCCTTACAACGCATCCTATGATGGGTGTGGACGCCACAAGATTACCCCGTGGTGTTAAGTTTGACGTTAAAGCTGGTAAGACTATTCTGACCAACGGTGATCCAAGGCAGACTTTAATGCCTTTAAACTTTGGTCAAGTAGCACAATCAACGTTTACTGAAGCAGCAGAGCTAGAGCGCATGGTACAAATGGGTACTGGAGCGATGGACAGCGCAACTAGCGGAGCAGCTAACCCTAGAAACAACACTGCTTCTGGTATGTCTATGCTTCAGGCAGCTTCGATTAAACGACAGAAGCGTACAATAATGAACTTTCAAGAAAACTTTTTGATACCTCTTATTAAGAAGTCTGCTTATAGATATATACAGTTTGCTCCTGAGCGTTATCCAGCAGGAGACTACAAGTTTGTAGCTTACTCTACTATGGGTATTATGGCTAAAGAACTTGAGACTACTCAGATGATACAGTTGTTGTCTATGACACAACAAGGAACACCTGCATTTGGTTTACTTCTTATGTCCATCTTTGAAAACAGTTCTTTAAATAACAGAGAAGAGTTAAAAATGGCTATAGCTCAGGGTATGCAACCAGACCCACAAGCTCAACAAGTTCAACAAATGGTACAACAAATGGAGCTTATGAAGCTTCAGATGGAAATAGAAGAGATGAAGGCTGGAGCAACTAAAGAGATGGCTCAAGCTATGAAGATACAATCTGAAATACAAGGTACTCAATCAGAAGAAAGTATGGTTGAGAAACAAATGAATTTAGCTGAGAAGATGGCTAAGATTGAAAAACTAAGAATGGACGCACAAAACATTCAATCAGAAACAATGCGTAACATTCCTGAAGTAGAGCATTTACAATCAGAGACAATACTTAATCTAGCCAAAGCACGTATGGAACGTAAGTAATTGACTGATAGAGAATTTTTAGAGAAACGTCTAGACCTTTTTTCTCATGAAGCTTGGGACCTCTTTACAGAAGAGTTAACCTCTATGGCGGAATCATTAGAAAAAATACAAACAATAGACGATGAGAAGACCCTTTATTTACGTAAAGGTCAGGTGGATATGCTAAATATGGTTATTAATTTAGAGGAAACCACCAAATTAGCGTTGGAACAATTAGAAACCTAACTCCAACATTTTTTAACTCCATAATCTTTATAGACGGAGGATTAGTAATATGGATAGTGTAGTTGTTGAAGAACCCGTTGAAACTGCGGAACAAGCCGAGCAGTTCACAGACATTACAAAAGAGGCTCCTCAAGCAGAGGAACAACCTCAAGAAGTTGAATTACCGAACAAGTTTAAAGGCAAGTCAATGGAAGACATTGTGTCCTCCTATGAAAATCTTGAAAAAGAACTTGGTAGGAAGGGACAAGAGATTGGTGAACTCCGAAGATTAACAGACGGAATTTTACAACAGCAACTTACCACTAGTCAAAGCGGAACAGAAGTTCAAGAAGAGGAAACAGACTTTTTCGATGACCCTGACAAAGCAGTCAATAAAGCCATTGAAAGTCATCCAAAGTTCCGTGAATTTGAAGAGCAGCAAAAGGTTCAAGTAGCCCAAGCGACAACTCAACAACTTCAAAATGAACATCCTGACTACATTGAGGTCGTAAGTGATCCCAAGTTTCAGGAGTGGGTACAAGCAAGTCCAGTACGTACACAGTTATACGTTTCGGCTCATAACTACAATATTGATTCAGCGAGAGAACTCATAGGAAACTGGAAAGAACGCTCTCTGATTAATAACACTAGCGAGGCAGAAGCAAATAAAGCAACCAAAAGAGACCAAGCATTAAAAGCTGGCAAAGGTGTATCAAGGACTTCTTCAGAATCCACAGCCGGTAAGAAAATCTACCGTAGGGCTGATCTAATCAGACTCCGAACTCAACAGCCTGAACGTTATGAAGCTTTGCAACCAGAAATTCTGGCAGCTTATGCAGACGGGAGGGTTAAATAAAAACCTATAAAGAAGAAAGGGCTAAATTATGGCTTTAGGAACTGGTCAACAGACCGTAACAACCGCAGCTAACTTTATACCTGAACTATGGTCCGATGAGGTCATAGCTGGTTATAAGGCTAACTTGGTACTTGGTAACGTTGTTACTAAGATTAACCACAATGGCAAGAAAGGTGATACCATTCACATTCCTGCTCCTGTTCGTGGCTCTGCTAACGCAAAAGCAGCGAACACTCAAGTAGTTCTACAAGGTGATACACACGGAACAGTAAACTTGAGTATCAACAAACACTATGAATATTCAGTAGTTATCGAAGATATTACTGAAGTTCAGGCTTTATCCTCTCTCCGTAGATTTTACACGGACGATGCTGGATACGCTCTTGCTACTCAAGTTGATAATGACTTGTTTGCACTTGCTGAGGGCTTCCAAGGTGGTACAGTTGGTGGTACAGGTGCTTCTCTTTATGAGAAAGCAGTGATCGGTGGTGACGGAGCTACTTTATATACAGGTAACTCTTCAAACGCTTCAGACATTACAGATGCAGGTATTCGTAAGATGATCCTAACTCTTGATAATGCTGATGTACCTATGGATAATCGTTGCTTAATCATACCTCCGATTGCAGCAAACGATATGCTTGCCATTAACCGTTTTACTGAGCAACAGTTTATCGGTAACGGTGAAGCAATTAAGACAGGTAAAATTGGAAGCATCTACGGAATTGATGTATATGTATCCTCTAACTGTCCTTCCATAAATAGTGATGCACAAAGAGTGGGCATTATGAAGCATAAGGATGCTCTTGCTCTAGTTGAGCAAATGGGTGTTCGTTCGCAGACTCAGTACAAGCAAGAGTACTTAGGCGATCTATTTACTGCTGACACGCTATATGGCGTAGGTGAGCTACGTAATGACGCTGCGGTAGCTTTTGTAGTACCTGCTACATAAGTAGACTAGGAGGTCCTTAGAAATAGGGACCTCCATTCTATTTCAAAGGAGATTTAATTGCCAAATTATAATTACACATGTAAGTCTTGTGACAATGTTCAAGTAGAGTTTAGATACATGAACGACAGAAACAAAAAAACTAAATGTGTCAAATGTGGTGGTGTTTCTAAACATAGTATATCTATTCCTTCTTTAATACTAACGTCACCTGAGGATAGGTGGGCTAACGATCACGAAGTAAACGGTAACGGAATTAGGGCTAATATGTGATGGCTCATACTTTAGAATATGCTTTGGCTGATACAAGTTATGATTTAGAGCTAGATAAAATAAAAAATAAAATACAAAAGCTTTATAGAGATTTATTAGTAAAAACATTTAAAATGGCTAATCCAAACGCAACTCCTGAAGAGTTAGCTAATTTTTTAGAGAAAAACGATTTAGATTTTAAAGGTGATGGGTTTGAAGAAGAGTCAGAAGATTTAGAAAATTTACTAGATATGTTATCTAAAGAAGATGACTTAGAGTCAGTAACAGATAAAAACTTTGAGAAACCAGAAGTAGAAAAAACCAAAGAATTAAAAAGTAAATCTAAAGAAAAAACAACAGTACCTTTAACCTTATCATTAAAAGTTCCTACAGGTGGTTTATTTACTCCTAAAGATTTACATAAAATACCTAAGACTAAATCACTTAAGACACCAACAGGTAAAGTAAAAAGAGTTGTTGACGATAAACCAAAAGTAAAAACAATCGAATTAAAAGAAATTTGGGATTCAGAAAGACAAAAACTTTTAGATTTGGTTAAAGAACGAAACAAAGAATACGGGGTTATTTTGTAATGAAACCAGTAAAAGTGTATACAGCAGGTAAGTTTGTAAAAAATAAAAAATATGCTTATAAATCAGATGATGATGAAAAAAAGAAAAAAAGAAATCTGCAACGTTGGAAAGAAGAGAGGCAGAGAATATAATGAGAAGAGGAAGAACTAAACCTTTATTTAAACCTTTTCCAAAATCATCACCACCTAAGTGGTCTAAGCAAGTACTGTTTTCTAACATTTGCAATAAAAACCAAGACTACAGATCACCTTGGGACGAAGGGGACTCTGCTTTGTATGGAGACTCTAGATCACTATATGGTATTGCTACATACAGTAGCCAAAGTTAAACGGGAGATATTTAATGAGCGATTACACACTTCAAGTAAGCTGGTCAGGTAAAGATGGGTTAGCAGACTCAGACTCAGCTAAAATCATATCTGGTGCGGAGTTTAATACTGAGTTTACTTCTGTTCAGACAGCAGTTAATTCTAAATATGATTCTGCCGATTTAGGCGTAACTCTTCAACAATTTGATGCAGACACTTTGAAAGCTGACACTGCAGACAATCTCACTGCTGGTTTTTCAACAACCGTACACGATGCTGGCACTAAATCGTCTGGCACTTACACACCTGACCAAGACGATGGTAACATTCAGAGAGCTATTAATGGTGGCGCACATACCCTAGCTCCAACGGTAGATGACTGTGCGATGATAATTCAGTACACCAACAACGCTTCCGCTGGAACGATTACCACGTCTGGTTTCACCCTAGTCGATGGTGACGACATATCGACAACAAATGGAGATGATTTCTTTTTCTATCTGACCAAAGCAAACGGATTCTCACTCTTGACAGTGAAAGCTCTGCAATAATGTTCGCTTCTATCTACTCAATGCAAGGTGGCTCTAGTCTCTTTGGCGGAGACTTCTTTGCCACAGGTGGTAACACCATTACTAGTAATGGATTAAATATTGTTCACACTTTTACCTCAAGTGGCACGTTCGCTGTTGTTGCTGGTGAGACTGCTGTTGATTATCTTGTCATTGCAGGTGGAGGCGGAGGTGGAAGAAGACGAGGCGGAGGAGGAGGTGCAGGTGGTTATCGAGCATCTTTTAACGGAGAAGCATCTGGAGGTGGAGGATCAAGCGAAACTAGTCTTACCTTGGGTACAGGAAGTTACACCTGTACAGTCGGAGCAGGTGGAGCTGGATCAACCAGCGACAGTGCCAACGGTGTTATTGGCGTAGCTTCAGTTTTTGGTTCTATTAGCACTGTAGGAGGTGGCCCCGGTGCTTCAAATCTTTCTGGTGCATTCAACGGCACTGTTGGACTTGGTGGATCAGGTGGTGGAGAATCTGGAAATGGCGGTTCTGGAGACGGTGGTTCTGGTACATCAAATCAAGGTTTTGCAGGAGGTGATGCCCACGCAACTACAGCCAATGACGGTGCTGGTGGTGGCGGTGGAGGTGCTTCAGCAGTAGGCGCAAATGGTGGAACAGCTGCATCTGCCTCTGGAGCAGGCGGGGCTGGAGTAGCTTCTACAATTACAGGTAGTTCTGTAGTCAGAGCAGGTGGTGGCGGTGGAGGTGCAAATGATGGATCGACAAATGCCGCTGGCGGTAATGGTGGCGGTGGAGCAGGTTCTGGCGGAGGATCAGACGCACTACCTGTAGCTGGAACAGCCAATACTGGAGGAGGTGGTGGCGCAGGTGGAGGTAATATTAGCGTATCGCCTGACAATGGAGCGGCTGGCGGTTCAGGCATCGTAATAGCCAGCTACAGCCCAACACTAGAAGCCGCTACAGGCGGTACAATTACCACAGTAGGTAATTATAAAATACATACATTTACAAGTTCTGGCACATTCACAATACCAGCTAACAAAAGAGTACCGATTCAATACCTTGTCATTGCAGGTGGCGGTGGCGGTGGATTTGGTCATCTCAATAATTTCTCCGCTGGCGGTGGTGGTGCTGGTGGTTATAGAAGTAGTGTAATAGGAGAGACAACAGGCGGAGGCGGAGCCGCTGAAGGAACTTTAGCATCTGTCGCTGGAGATTACACAGTAACTATTGGTGCTGGGGGAGCTGGTTCAAGTTCAGTCAGCAGTACAGGCACTTCAGGAGCGAATAGTGTATTTGGTTCTATTACATCTCTTGGCGGTGGCGGTGGTGGTTCGTATTCAAGTAACACAGGAGCGGCTGGAGGTAGCGGTGGAGGCGGTGCTATTTCTTCGTCTGGCGGTGCGGCATCATCTCCGACACAAGGAACTGCTGGTGGTACTGGCGCATCTAATAAAGGTGGCGGTGGAGGTGGTTCGTCTGGAGCGGGAGTAAATGGCGCGAGTGGCGGTACGGGAGGTGCTGGAACAGCGAGTTTAATCACAGGAAGTTCAGTTACGAGAGGTGGCGGAGGTGGCGGTGCTGTTTATAACACAACGCAAGCCGCTGGTGGATCAGGTGGAGGTGGTGCTGGTAGTAAAGAAGACACCAGTACTGGCCCTACGGCAGGAACAGCAAATACTGGTGGTGGCGGAGGCGGCTCTTTTCATACAAACACTGGTGGTGCAGGTGGCTCTGGTATCGTAATCATTAGATACAAATATAAATAGGAATTAATATGAAAAAAAGTTGCGGTACGTGCAGTCATTCAATGGAGAGTCAAGCAGAAGGAGAAGTTCTGTGTATAGCAAATCCTCCTGTTCCGATTGTTACAATCCAAGGTCAGATTATTAGCATTTTTCCCTCGATGATGAAGTGGGGGAAATGTGACGCTTTTGAAAAAGGCAAAACTCAAAAACAAAACCCCCAGCCTCCAGAGATTTTGGAGCCAGAACTAAAGGTGATAAAATAATGGCACATTATGCACAGGTAAACTCAGATAACATTGTTGTACAAGTCTTAGTGATGGACAACGACATGGAGACAAATGACGGTGAACAGGCTTGTATCGATTGGCTTCAAGCTAACGTCCACTCAGATGATTGGGTAAAGACCAGCTACAATAACAACATCCGAAAGCAGTACGCTGGAATTGGTTTTACTTAC